CATAACCTGTATTAACTTCCGTTATTTCAATAAAATCGTTGTCTTCAAGTGATACTAAGATGTCAATTAGATTCATTTCTATTACCTCCCTTTATATAACAATTATAACACGATGATACGTTTTTGTCAATAAATGTTATGATATTATTTATAATATGTTGTGAAACCAGAGTAAGCTCTCTGTTATTGTAATTTTCTACTTCAAATCTAAAAGTTAAATAGTTTAATTCTTCAAATATTTCACAATTTGTAATCTTAACTTCATAATTATTTCCTTTAATTGTTGTAATTACTTCACATTCAATTAGTAAATGTATTATCGCTTCTACTCTTTCCGCAAATTCATATTTGTTCATTGCTGTATACCTCAACTTCCATAAAGTCTAACATATCTAAAATTTTATACATTTCTTCAAATGTATATGCTACTAACTTTACTCCATATACTTCACATGTATATCGGTTTAACGTTGTTTCATTAACGGTTATTAGATATACCTTATTCATTTCTATTTTTATAAATTGTCTGCTTTTCATTAATCTACCTCCATGTTTATTTTAAATTCTTTTAATAACTCACATCCGTATTCATATTGTAAGTCATTAGCAATCATTCTTGGACTGCACATATCTATTGTTTTTTCTGTCAAATACACGCTAACAATCAAGTTAGGAACTTTTCCGTTATGCAAATATCCAGTTACTCCATTACATCTATTTATATACCATGTAAAATCCAAATCATTTTCATTCAATAATTTTTTGCTAACACTAAGCATTTTTCTATGTTTGTCATTATTCTTCATGGCCGCATTTCCTTTCTACACTTATTTCTACGCAATATATTGTTGTAACTGCCATAATACCCACGCAACACACTATTGTTAAACATATAATATTCATTATTATTCCTCCCACCTGTTCACACAAGGTTTATTTTATTTTTCCTTTTTTACGTTCTTCTTCTTCTTCTTCCACACAGTATACTATATGTGATATAATATCATGAACTATTACCCGTATAATTCTTATAATTCTTTTAATTTTCATTTTTTCTTTACCTCCAACATAAAGCCAGAAACAGTATTATAATTACTGTTTCGGCGACAAACCATAATGTATATTTCAATAACTTCATCATATTACTTCGCTCCAGAAAGTACGGTCATAGCTGTATTCGCTTCCGCTTCTTATTTTTTGTTTAACATAACCATAATAGTCTGAAAACCAAGCCCATTCGTTAGGTTCATTTTTCCAGTAATTAAATACATCATATTCTAAATGTTTGAAGAACGTGTATTTCGCGACTTGTTCGCCGTCAATGTAATATTCTCTTTTCATTTTCTTTACCTCCACCATAAAGCTAGAAACATAAGTATCAATGTTGTTTCCGCGATAAACCATAATGCGTATTTTAATAATTTCATCATTTACCCTCCTTAATAGTTATAACGCTGTCGGTATCAGCGTATAAAAGTATATGTTTTAGCAAATAGTTTATAAATAATACTGGTGTTGGAAAATAAACTTTATTTTTTACATCACCTTTGTACGCATGATTACCGTATAAAGAGTTAAGTTTTATTTTAATAAGCTGTTTTTTCATTTATCAAGTTCACCATCCTTAATAGTTATAACACACATATAAGTTGGGTCATTTTTCATTATAGGAGTTGAATCAGATTTACATTCCAATAAATAATAACCCAATGTTCTTCTCAAGTTTTCTAAACTACCAAAGTATATAATGTGGTCATGATATTCTATTCCAACCATTTCATAACTTCCGTTTTCGATTAGCTTATTTAGGATAGTTTCTACAGTTTCCATTATATTTCCTCACTTTCATCAATTTCAACAATTACTCTATATTCCCAGTGTCCCATGTATTCAACGTGTTTTATTATAAACAAATGTGAAAGACCCCAGTACACTTCTTTCGGTGACATGTACGCGATTGTGACACCATTGTATATAATCTGAAGTTTATCTGCTTTATTATTCTCCATTAGTTTATAAGCCAGTTCTACCAGTGTTGTTTTCATTTTCTTTTCTCCTTTAAGGGGTTACCTTTATTACACTTATATTATAACAAAAGAAGACTAAAAAGTCAACTACTTTTTAGCCTTAATTTCAAATTTATCATTCATTAAAACTACCCCACCCTTTACTTGATGACCGATTAACTTTTGGTCAGATTTAAATCCAACTTTGAAGGCGTCATAAGTTAATATATCTTTTATTTTATCTGGCATTCCCGCACACTTAACTTCTAAAAGATACATACAGCCCTTTTCATACCCAAAGTGCGGCGGTTTTTGTTCTACAAAATCTTTCCACGGTATACCGCTTTCTTTATGCTCTTTTTCATATTCTTTTACTTTAGATAACCATTTCTTTTTTTCTTTGTTTGTTTTGCATATAACTTTATCAATATAAGTTTTTTGACGTAAATATTTTGCTCCTATATTGTATGTTTCGACTTTCCAACAATCTAGGCGCGTATCATGAATTTTTATGCTTTTAGGTATATGCCATCCTATCATATGTACGCTGTCAGTATCAACATATATGAACCTGTCTTTTTCAGATTTATAATTTATATATGATTCGTTAACTTTGTCTATTGTACTGATTATGTCATACCTAGACCATGCAGTAATAAATATTGCCAGCGGTAAATATATAGGGTCTTTTATTGTTACATCCTCTACTTCAACAATCTCACCGTCTTCTTTAAATTCTGGATGTGTTGGCGTGCGGAATTTTAGTGCATCATTAAGTAAATAAGGCTCTTTTTCTTTTACTTCTGGATTCGTCCCAAATTTTCCGTATAATGCATTCATGCGTAGTTTCGCCATAAGCCTTTTCACACCCTCACTTGTTTCCTTTGTTTTCATCAGAGAATTTATATAATCGTTAAAAAATTGTCCTTTTGCTGTTTTAAAATAAAAACCATCCAAGTACTCAATATCATATACGTTGTAGTGTTTAAAGAATATTTCTAGGTCTGGTGATGGTAACCACAATTCAACTTGCTCGTCTATATAATCATCTATTCTACTGTGCTCTAGGTATTCCGTATCACAGTAACGTACAGTTTTCTTTATCTGTATTGTTGGTATATATCTATCTTTTACATCAAATCTACATAAGAAGTGTTGGATATAACATTTACTATCACCAGTATATTCCCCCTCAAAATAATTGGGAAGTCCGTATGGCATTTCCCTTGTGCACATCATAGACGGGTGCATACTATTTTTATCTATATTGCAACATATTCCAATTTGTCCGTTTTCTGAAATTTTTGCATATTTTTTATTAACATATACAAAACCTCCAGCATATGACTTCCGTAGCATTTTATCTGTAGCATGGTCTAAAACTGGAAAGTATTTTGTAAATTGTTTTTCTCCTCCTATATTTTCTTTAAAATTTGCTAATGTATCACTTCCTGTTGTCATCTTCTTAAATCCCTCTTCAAATAACATTTTTAATGCCCTAGCAAGTATAACAACATCATGCCGTAAATATTCTTTGTCTGTTTTGCTTAATACTCCGTTTTCTTCACGATAGTTATTATAATCTATTTCCAACTTTTGCATGTCTGAATCAAATCCAAAATTTTTGGCAATAGCGGAAATGCTATATGGCATTTTCTTCAAACTGTCTTGTATAATTGTTTCGTGTTTGTTTCTACCTTTTACATCCCACACAATGCTTATTTGATACCAAACCCCTTGTTTATTTATCATTGTATCGAATGTTTTAGGCTCTTTTTCTTTAGACCACTTATAACCGTTTTTAAGTAGCCACCACACAATAAACGAACCGTCAAACTTTAAGTTGTGAAAAAATAACACAGGTTTATGAAGTGTTTTAACATATTCCATAAATGAATCAATAGAAGTACCGCTTACCATGTCATAATTATCATTATCGTATACTTTGCAACAACCCCATGCCCATACATACGTTCTCATACCTGCTTCTATTTGTTCTTTCGTTAAAACTAATGTTTCAAAATCACAAGCGTATGAATTTTTAATATTTGTTTTCATTTCTTACTTCTTTTTTCTGTATTTTTTATTGTAAAAATCTGTTACAGTATCCTTAAATAGATTGAAATTATCTTCTGATTCTGGGTTTCCATAAACAAAATCTATGTTTAATACCTCTGTTGTATACGCAAATTCAGCTAATTCTTTTGCGCTCATTCTTTTTATCTTTTTTATTATTTCTTTTATTTCTTTTTCGTCACCAGCATTTCCAAACTTTGTTTCTATAGATTTAATTAAATTATTTTTATATAACGCGTTCATTTTTTCAGAATATTTTTTAGTTTTCATGCGTTGCCAAGCTTTCACTTTACGTTCTAACATGCTGTTAGATTGTAATGTTTCTGGGTCAAATCTAACACTATTTAACTCTGGAAAAGCTGTTTCCCCTAGATATTTAGTTGCCCTCTGTCCGTGATATTGCCCTACTGTTTCTTTAACTGCTTGGCTACCTTCCTCACGTATAAAAGGTTTACTCAATATTTGTGAACGTTTTTCGGCTCTTTGCTCGTTTATTTGTTCCGCCAGTTTTTCAGCTTTTTTTATAAGCTTTCTATTAAGCCAAGCGCCTTGTTTGTTCCTGTAATATCCTTTTTTCTTTTTCATAAAATAAAAAGAGTGTTTTCACACCCTTTAATACTAGAATGGCAATTCACTTTCTGGCGGATAGAATGTGATATCGGTGAAAGTATTTCCGTTTGAAGTTTTTGTTTTTTTCATCAAAATAGGTACACCCTCTCTTTGTAAATCCTCAACCATGTTTTCTTCCTCTACTTTAGTGATAAAATCTTTCATTTTAGTACCACCGTTGTAGTAATGCTCTTTATCTTCATCAACGATAAAGGCAACGAAATGTTCATAATTGTTACCCTTCTTTTTACTTCTGTGTTCGTAGTCACGTAAAGTAACAACTTTCCCAAGGATAGAGTCAATTTTTTCTCCTGTTCTACCAATAAAAGTTTCTTTTGTTCCGTTCTGTTCCTTTGCTAATTCCTTTAATGTTTTCATTTTCTAATTTCTCCTTTACTAGTCTAATTCTAAATCGTACTGCTCATCATCCAATACAATATCGGCATTTGCAATAAAAGTTTCATCGGACATTTCATAAGTGTTTAGTTCTTCTTTAACACTTCCACTTACTACTTTCGCCTTGCATACTTCTTCAAGGTCAGCAATTGCTTTTTTAACAATTTTTCTTTCGCTGAATTTTCCAACGTATCCAACTTCTTTTAAAATTGAATTTCCGTCATTTAGAAGTACATTAACTGAAGCTGTGCCAGTGATAATGCTCTTTTTCATTTTATCTCTCCTTTCCTTAACTACATCTTAATTATATCAGAAGATTTATTTAATGTCAATACTTTTAAAGTAATTTGTTTAAATCTTTTGCGCTAAAATATGCCTCTGTATCATCATAATATACGCATGCATTTTGAAACATTGTACGTAGTAATCTCATATGATGATTGTTTTTGAAAAATTGAAGCATTACTACGTTTGGTTGCATATCATCTGTAGTAAGTGCATATGTTATACTGTCATTTTTACCTACTTTGGTACTTATATATAACTTACTGTCTTTATAGTCCATCCACAAACCTAAGTGCTTTCCGTAAATATCAACGCTTGCAATGTGTATCGCTTCTGGCGTTTTATTTTTGATAAATGGAGAATCATCGTTTATAAATTCGTTATCTATAAGATAACCCCCTATTTTAGATTTTCTTTGTAGCATTCCTAACTTTGTTTGTGATTTAAAGTTTATATATTCTTGGTCAGCAAAATGATGAAAAAGCAATAGCCCATCTTTGTCCTTTACAATGTCTTTATTATCTATTCTTTTTGTATATCCCCAGTAAACACAATGTGGGTTATTCATGGTAACCGAGTTAGCTAAGCACAGGCACTGGCATTTTTCTCGACTTCGGAAAACCGTTTCCATAAATCCAATAAGCGCGTCAACTTCGTTTGGGAGATAAAACAATTTTGACGATTTTTCAATAATAAATTCGTCAAATATAATGAGATTTACTTTATCATAATTTGTTGACTTTTTTGTTACAGCATTAGACAGGGCAACCGCTTTGCAAAATATATTTTTCTTTTTATATAAGTTTTTAGAATCTTCTTTTTCATCTCCTGTGCGTTTTATGATGTAACCTGTTCTTCCTTTTACGCTTATAATGTAGTCTGGAAATTCTCGTGAAACCTCGTCAAATTGTGTAGCAAAATCTTCTAATTCACTTTTATACCTGCGCAAATATATAAATTGCTTATTTTTATATATTTTATTTTTTATGCCTTTTACAAAACTACCGTATGTTTTACCGCCGCCACGGTTGCCTAGTACATAATTAAGTAGACAACCGTGTGACAGCGTTAAGTTTGGGTTATACCACAAGATTAATCAATCTTCCAGTAAACCGTTTTTCCATCTGTAGTTCCGTAAGCGACATAATGTTTTTTATTTGTTTTGCTACTTACATACTCTAACCAATACCACCCATCAGATTTTACAACGTTTTGATAGTTTAATTTCATCCCCGTATTATACCAATCTCCCGTTAATGTGGAATTATCAAGACTAGGTTTGTTACGTACACGAATGTAATCATACTTTGCTGAAGCTTTACCTTTTGATTTAATAGGTAAATCTGGGGATTTATTATCCCATACTTTAGGACGCAAGCACCCTGCAATATCGCTAACATACATAAGACCCTTGTTAACGCTTGCACTGCCATACTGATTTTGCGCTTGCAAAGTAAATGTGCTACCTTTGTTTAGCCATCCTGCGAATACTCCAATATGGGAAAGAGGTGTAAGGCTTCCTCCGTTTTTAAATACAACTACATCACCAACTTGTAAACTCGATACTGACACTTCCTTAAACTTATCTAATACACCGTTATTTTTACGGTTATTCCAAATGTCAATAACGTATCCTGTTGAGGTACAGTTAATTATTTTACTACCGATTACAGTACATAGATATGCAAAGTAATCCCAACACTGAGCGCCATAATAGCCGTCAATATCATAATACTTTCCATACGTACCTTTTAAGAAATCATTTGCTTTCATTTTTGTTCCTCACTTTCTTCGTTTCCTTTTAATTGTTCTAAGCAATCAATAAGTTTTTGCGGCACAGGTAACCCCATCTTTGCAGAATTTTCAACGATTGAAAGGCTTTCATTCGCAATATAAAACATTGTTACAAGTGTTCTGCAAATATAACCATCTGTTCCCATGGCTTTATCAACTTGTGCACCTACTGCCACAAGCGCTAGTATCATTACCTTTTTAGCGATACCTTTAAATCCTATTTTACTATCGAGATTAACCCTATTTGCAATAACTCCAGTACTATAGTCAATAATCATAATAATAATAAGACACTTAAAAGCCACATCAACTCCCCCAAACACATATACAAAGAATGTACTTAGTCCTGTCCACAAAATGTTAGCTATATCTTTATAATTAAATTCCATATAAATTCCCTCTTAACTTTCTATACTGTTTTTCCGAGCATTATTAAATCTTTTACATTAACAGCTTCTTTATAATATTTTATAGTGTCATTATAAAATGTTACGCTATTTCTAGTTGCAATAAATGAATTTAATGTATCTACCCACTCGTGATAACGTATATTATAATAAGTAGCTATATACGTTTTATCTTCTGGTGTCATATCTCCTACTTTATTGTAAAACTCTAGTCTAATGAGCGCACAATTATCAGTTGCAGAAAAAGAATTTTGCGTATATTTGATATATTCCTCGTTTTCGTTGTAATAACAAATATTATACCCTATCCTATCGTTAACTAATAGTTTATCAATAACTATACATTTTGAATACGGTATAAAATAAGTTGTCCATCTAGTGTTATCCGTTGAAACACTACCGTCACGTTTATTTACCATATATGGCGACATGTTAGTCGGTGTTAGACCGCCAGCGTATGAGTAAGAAGAAGCACTTAAAACAACTTGTTTTTCGTCTATGTCTCCCCTAAATCTCCATAGACCTTTTATATAAAATTGGCTTACTGGTAATTTTGGCCTAAATGCGTATTGGTATAAATATTGATTTTTAGGTTTATATTTATTTAGGTCACTACAATGTACTAATGCGCCCGAGTTATCAGCATGTATTACCCCAGTATTCTTTTCATAATCGCTACAATTACTTATTGCTATTCCTGTATGTGCGGCATATTTATAAGTGTTTTTTCCCCACCAGTCATCGGGTTGACTTTCAGCATATTCATCTGTCCAGCACCAAAATATAATGTCGCCAGTTTGAAGCTCCGATATATCGTTATAATGAATCAATAAGTTATTTTCTGTTGCATACATCAATAATTCATACACATACCTTATTAAGCCAGTATCATTATTTACAGTTTTTTTATAATTCCTGTTAAATCCGATTTTACCATTAGATAACGGAACACCATTGTAAGGGCTATTATAATAATCTATTCCCAACAGGCATAAAATAACAAAAGATGAACAATCCAATTCATTATAAACATTAACGTTTGGGTCAATAGCTGTATTTGTATTTCCATATTTATACTCTGGTGACCTTGTAGCCCACATATTGTGTAAATAACTACATGCAACACCATAAATAATTTGAGATTGAACATGTGATGCCTCAATGTTATTACCAAACTGATAGTATAAATTATTTACCATGTCTTTAATCATGTTGTAAAATGTTCCATCTTCTAACCATTGATTTAATTGTTCTTTAGTATAGTACTTTATTTCCTCGTTTACCCATCCCACCAACTTTTCAAACTGTTCTTGCGTTAAGTTAAGCATATCAATAACGTTTGCAATCTGATAGCACAAAGCGTGCAATAATTCTTTGTCGTTATATGCCTTTATAAACTCCATATCATAACGAGTTATTGTATTAACCGCGCAATTAAGATTATTTGTTACTGGTCTAATGTTTTGGTCAAACGGGAATGTAGGTCTAAAATCTGCCATATCTCATGTTCCATCCTTTCATATAATACATAAGCTTCATTTTCTTTCTTTTTGTGGGTGTAGGTGGTGTAACACCTCCGTCATACTTTTTAAACACAAGTCCCATAGTGTTAACTACAGTAGTATCATTTATATACCATATATCAACTGGTTCGGCGCTGTCTTGCAAAGCATAACATGGATTCCCCATTGCGCAAGTAATACCATAGGATACAAGACCCTTATTCTGACCTTTCGCTTGGTCTAGGTGACAATGGTCTCCATATGCTTGACCTGCTAGGCCTGTATGGGATATCAAATCACCCTGTTTAAATTTTGTTGCCGACGGCGGTGTTTCATCATGTGTAAAACTAAAACATACATAACCTATACCGCTAGGTGTTGCAACCTCGTTATCTGATTGATACCCTCTGGTATTTCCTACACTATCTTGATATATTAAGTGACAATCACACGGAGCATATAATGGATAACGAGCACTATTCCCTATAATGTCCATAGGGTGTCCGCAACAATGCGAAAATGAATCGGAACCTGATAGCTGAGTGATATTCATTATATCACACGGGAATAAACAAACTTGATATTTCCCGTCATCAGTATTCATCTTTTGTCCTGCTTTCATTGTAGCACGTTAACCCTTTCTATTCCGTCAATTTTTAATTTTTTAAGTTCACTTAATTTTTCTACGATACAAACTTTATAAGACAACACCATTCCATAAGTAACTGAATCAGAACATTTGTCAAGAGAACGTAACGAACGATTTACTAAATAAAGTTCCTTTCTTGCAAATTTTAAAGCGTCATCTATTTTCATATCGTATGGCATTGTTTTAGGTTTGTATATCTCCATTGTTATTCCTCCTTACCATGCACAAATAAACAAATCACAACAAAACTTATATATTTCACTATAAATTCCGTTTAATTCTTCGCGGAATCGTTTATAATAATCAAAATCAACCATCATTTTTTCATCGGTTTTATTTCTATTAAAATTTCTACTACCAATATCATTGCCAGTGGTATTATTAGTACCGCTTGAGTCGGTGTTATTGGAAGAATTTATACTAACGTTATTATCTTGTGTATCTGTCATATAAGCGTTAGTATTAGTGACAGCGCTTAACGGAAAATCTCTATTAACGTTATCCGTTTGCTGTTCGCTTGCCCCTGTTACATCAGTGTTATCATTATAAGAGCTATTGGACTTACTTTCATTGGTAGTATCTTCGTCAAATGTTTCATGTGAAACATACTTTTCTATTCCACTTATTTCTTCCGCTGTAATCTTTTCGAAAAATTGATTATACAACGGAAATAACTGATACATTCTATCGGCTAGCATTGTTTGCCACGATAAAAACGTGTGTGCTTCTACTGTGTCAGAAATACGATAGTTAAAGAAATGCAAGATAAAATTAACCTCAAAGTCTTCTTTAAATTTTGGGTCTATCGGATAATCGAAACCAAAAATCCTAGAACGATGATTCCTTATTAAATCCATAAAATTTGTGTTAAAGTAATCGGTATTTTTATACCCGCTTCTTATGATATCACTAATTAACAAAGTCATACACCTCTTTTTCTTCATAACCGTCTGGTACTTCTTCGCCGCGCACACGAATAAACGGACTATATGAAACATCTAATTCTGAGCATTTTTCAGGGAACCTTTCCCGCGCCCAATCTCTGAAAGCAATCCTTTGTTGATACATTCCACTAATATTTATGTTCCCAGCTTCTGAAAAACTTAACCCCTCAAACTCTGTAAGGCGTTCTGATTTATCATTCATAATGGTGTGTAACCCTACTCTTGTATCCCATTCCTGCAAATACATTTTTCTCATATTCATAAGTACGTCTAAGCCTTTTCCAGCGTCACCGCTAATTACTGGTACACCGCTTATTCCGTTTAGGTCTTTATCAACTATATACCATGTTTTTGGGTCGTTTTCATTCATGATATTGTCAACTGTGCTTTTCAATGCTTGAGTACCACTAAATAATGTAGGTCTTCTCATTTGCCTATGGATATAGTCAATAGTTCTTTCGATTTTAGCCAACCTTTCAGCAATAGTTGTTGCTACATTAAACACTGGCAGTCCTGTATTGCTATTCCAACAATAAATAAACTCATCATCATACAATAACTTACCAGTTAAGCCTTTATCGGTTGCGATATTAACTGTTCGTACTGTCACTGGCTTAAAGTAATCATCCCACGTTACCATTACATAACGAGACGCTTTTAATATCCCGTCATCATCATATAATACAAAACTTCCGTTTGCCATAAGCATATATTCTAAAATAAAAGAGGTAATTCCATCTGGCAATCCTTTCCAAACAAACAACGACATTAAATCTTCAATAAATTTATCAATATAATATGCCCATATTCTATCATTGTCCAAGTCAATTTGTATCTTACTAGCTTGCTTGTCACTTAAATAAAAAGTAGTACACTTCGATATATTACTTCGTGTCGTTAATTCGTCAAGTGTTTTCATTGCTTATCACCTCATTTTCCATATAGTTTGTTTTTACTTTTTGCAAATCGGTATGCATTAGGGTTACACCTGCACTTACTCTATCAATGATTTTGTTAAGATATTTTGATGGTATATTCCCCGTTATGTTTGGGTCAATAGCCTTAACAAAATTAAATAACGAATGAGTAGTTAAGTTTGGAACTTTGTACCTCATAACTCTGTACCCATAACGGGTTAAATAATCATCAAATATCATTGCTTCCTGTTTGGTTATCGTCCTAGACCTTGCCCTAAAGTCTGCCCTACCGTTAGCGAATCCTGCGTCACCAGAAGTAGTTCCCCTTGCTGTATCTGGTACACGTGTCATTCTTGCATTCTGTGACAATATTCCGTTAACTGTACTTGCGCCAGAAACAAGTGCCGCCGCCGCTCCGCCTAACAATGAACCAGTTGCTAACGCACCAGTGCCAAAACCAGAAACCAAAGAAGAAGCAATATTGTACCTAAACTGTCCTTGATTCTGAGCGACCCATGCTTTATATGAATCGACAATATACGCACACATAGGAAAGTTATTTATCGTTAGTTTATATAAATCGTTATTAGTTTCGCCCATGTAATTGTTAGGAAATGCTTCGGCTTCCATGTTTAAACCAAAAGAGAACTCTACAGTCATTTCCAGATTTTCTAAAAATTCATACTTTAATTCGAGCGTTTGACCGTTTCCGTTAGCAACTAAACAATCAACATACGGATAAGTAAATAACTTATTGTTTTTAGGGACATAACCACCGAATGAAGATGGTCGTGCAGGTAAATTAAATTTAAGCTGTTTAGGCATTGCAGAATCGTTAAATAATTTCTCTGGGCACATATATAAACCGACGATAGCGTCTTCTTTACCGTGCATTTGTTCTAAAATCTCCCTTGCGCGTTGTGCGCCTGCATTACCTTTTCCGCAATCCTCATATTCGACACCGTTAAAAATATTGCACGTTATTCTTTGATTTACATTTCCTCCGTCTGGTTTTTCTGCGTACCCTATAATAATATGATAATCAGCTGGGTTAAAGAAACCACTCCCAACCTCACTAACGGTCAACATATCTTTTATAGACAAGTTTTCATCCTCTAAATGATTCCCTATTCCATCATCTGTTACATTTTCACGTTCGACTATCATGGGATTCCATTCGATATTAAACATATATGTCTGCCACTCGTCAATAGTATAATATACTAATGTTCTTCTTTCGTTTGTGTACTGGCAATCGTCAACAAACGCATAAATTTCTTTTCCACCGTCTTCACCAAAAGACAAATACGGCACATCTCTCATAGTATTTATATCCACATCTAACGCAATCACATTCATGTCCTTAATAGGCGTTACAACCGCTGAACTTATTTTCCTAGATTCAAAATACGATTTTTGTTCAGAACGAGATTGAAACCATCTAACATTATCGTTAGACGGTTGACAATCTACATTCCTGTATAAATTAGCGAACCACATTAAGCGTCTGCAATCGTATATTCAACGGTTGTGGAAGTAACACCTGCCTGTAACTTAATTGTGATTTTTGGTTGCGTTTCAGCGGCGTCAATAGTCAATAGACCGCTTGGAGTAATAGTTGTTCCAGAATGCACTCCATCAGTGGTAATGCTGTAAGTGATAGGTGCTTGTCCCTCTACTAAAGAGGCCATTAACTGAACTACTTCGCCTTTTTTAATAGTGGAGTGGTCTTGTGGCTGAACGAATCCAAATTTTGGGGCATTACCCCTAATCTGATAAGTTACAGATTTAGTAACAGGAGAACCGCTGTTTCCATCCTCGATTGTTGCTGTTACAGTAATAACACTTGCCTGTTCGTTCTGACCTACATATAATAACCCCCAAGGCTGAATCTGGGTTTCTGGTGCTGTATTACCTGTAAGCGTATAATGTACCTGTTTATTGTCACCGGAAGTAACCGGAATAGAAATCATTTCCGTATCGCCTTTGTTAAGAATAGTATTAGAAGCTGGTTTAAAATCTCCTAAGACTGAAGCAGTAACGGGCGATGATTTAAAAGCAATTACTGGATAAACAATAGAAGACGAATACGTTTCATGAACATGCAAGAAATGAGTATCCCCCATAACAGCGCCGTTGTGGTTAAAGTCACTAGCGTATAAATTAACGTAACATCTAAATGCGTTAATATCCCCCATTAAAATTTCAACATCTTCGCCAAGGTCAACCCATGTAGGCACGGTTAATGTATGATTAGCAATAAACTCAGTTTCCTGCATATGGTAAGATGTTGCTAATACCTTAACGCTCTGGAATGCCTTTGCGCTGTTCTTCATGATGATAAAGATATTTTCTGGAGAAACCTCTCTTGTGAAACCTGCCACATTAAATTTATCACTTGGGAATAATAAATCTAACCCCCACTGACGAACAAGAACCGTCGTATCCTCAGCATTTTCTTTTGTATCAAACCCTGGAATTTCAACGTAATATGCAATATTTTCAGCAACATATTTAAACAAATTCCAAAACCAGTAGTTACGGTCAATTTTGTTTGATTCTGCCGCTACTGCAAACTGCATGTCCAAAAATCTTCTAAAAGCTTGCTCACTACTAAATGCACGTTTAGCCATTTCTGGATTAACAGTTAAGGAATAACGCTCTTTTCTGTTAGGAGTATGAAACATTTCCAAATATTTTGGAATATACTGTTTCAGTGCGTCCTGCCACTGGATTTCTGGATTGTATTTCACAGGCTTAATCTTATCCATTTCAATTTCATCAACAGCACCACCGATTGACAAATAATCTCTCATAAGAGCACCGTATTTGTCGGTAGCTACAGCGTATCCCATTTCATATAAACCTACTTTGTTAATAAGTGTGTAGTAAACCTGATTTCTCCAATCGTCATTTGAATTGATAATTTGTCCAATCTGCCCAAATGTAGAAGAATCAATAGTCGTATCCCCAATAGCTTTGTTAAGCTCTGGGTTATTAACCTCTCTTACTGCTAAGTTTAAAAGCTCAGCACCAGACATTTTTCCAACCTCGTTAATATCTGGCATTTTTGATAATCTTGACATAAAATCTCCTTTCACTCTTTATAAAAATAATCCTGTAATGATTTAAAATCTTTTTCCATCTTATCCTCAACATATCCCGCGCGGTTTACATCTGACAATCTGTCAACACGTTTCTTCCACACATCAATGTCTTTAGACAGTTTGGAAATCTGCTCATCTCTTTCGGCTACATCAGCACGCAAATTCTCGTTATCAGCTGTTAAAGTTTCAATAGTCGTTAATGCTTCGCCATCACGAGCGCTCATAGTATCAATAGCTGATTCTCTTTCGTTCTCATCTTCCATAGCCAAAATGCCATAGATTTCTTCTTTGGTCACATTACCACTCCTTTCACATATATTATAGCATAAAACAGCAAAAAAGTAAATATGTTTATTGACAAATAAAATAAAATGTTTTATAATAAAGTTAGGTGATATATTAAGTCATATAATGATTATGAAGCTTTATCTTGCAAGTGGATATCGCATGAATATGCTCGGCGGGGCGATTATAGACAATATATTAACCAACTTTATATAGTAGGCTCTCAGCAATGGAAATATAAAGCCATTTTGAGCCTATTTTTATTTTTGAATTTAGTATTGACAAAATATATGATATATGGTATACTTAATATGTCCAAGGATGGACGCGTACTTTTTCATTTCTATTTGTCTCCTATTTGTTATTCACAGATTTACGCTTTCACAATCTGCAAAAGCGACGATTAAACCTCCACACCAGAAAGGTGATGGGGGTTTTTTCGTGGAAAATGTATTGTGTATAGATAC